ATATTCTTCTCTGGGAGAAAATTCTGCAATACGTTCGCCGCTATAAGTAAATGGATTTTTATCTTTCTTACCTAAATCTTTAAACTGCTGTCTATAGTACGCCTCAACTTCAGGCAAAAGACCAAAACGATCCCCTCCCCCCATAAGGAGGTTATAGATATTTTGATCGGGAGCCTGATAACTATATGCTGTATCGTTTTCAGCCATGATTATTTACCAAAGTTAACTTTATCAAGAGCCGCGATTCCTTTATCGAAATCACCGCCACCTATATTTTTTACGCCTTGATGTGAAACAACGTATTCTTTATCGCTCGCCCATATCGGTACTAAGTCTTCTTTTGGGCCTCCAGGCCCATCAACTTCGCCGCCATCTAAAAACAATTTACGGCCTAAGACGCTACCACCGTCTTCCATACCGATACGTTGGCTACGGACGGCTCCTGGTTGAAACCTTGGACGAGGAGCGCGAATAGGGATTTTACTTTCACGTTTACCACCGCCACCGAGAGCTTGACCAAGAATTTTACCAATATCTTGACCCGAAGACATAAGCTGTTTAGCAACTAAAGGGTTTTCATCTAAATACTTTTGGAATTTTTCTAAACGTCCCGCTTGTTCAGTAGCAAGCACTGACTCTCCTTTAGGCGGTTCGATAGTTACTGGAGAATTTACAGCTTCTTGATTTAGTGCGTCTAATCCTACTTCTTTAGCGAGCATTTGATCGTAAGGAGATAACTGCTCTATTTCGCTTACAACTTCTCCTGCTCCAGCGGCAGCGTCTGCTGCCCCACTAGCCGCTTCCGCTGCCCCACTAGCCGCTTCCGCTGCCCCACTAGCCGCTTCCGCCCCACCACTGGTAAAAACATCCGCGATACTACTGCCGACATTGCCTATCCCCTGCATAGCAGAAGAACCAAGATTCGCTAGAAACTCAGCTAACCCACCAATAAACGCTTCTTTAGGAATTTCTTGCAGTGGCTCATCAACACGTTTACGGTATTCGTCATTAAGAGCGTTAACTAACCGTTCACCACCAAGATTCCCGATTCCCGTATTTGCTCCATACGTCGCGTAACGGTTAAGAATATCCATCGTAACGTCAGGAGAGAGACCAATATCTTCGCCCTGCTCCATAAACTTAGTAGCGTTAGATTCAGGGTTCATCATGGAACTAACTAATGAGCTCGTTTGATCTTCGTCGAATATCCTACTCATGAAGTTTTCTTCTTAGCTGGTTTCTTTTTTGCTTTAGAGCCTTTCATAATATCTTTGTCAACTGTAGCCGCTTTACCGCCTGTAAGCACAGAATTCACACGGGCCATCGCCCACTGATGCTGCGATGTTCCAGGACGGTGCCCTGTTTTATACGCAGCAAGCCCTCGTTTATATACGCGAGCAAGTTGACCAGCGGTTACTTTTTTGCCCTTTTTACGAGCAGCTTCCGCTTTATTAGACAGTGCCTTTTTCGTTTTATCGGAAAGACTCATGACTTTGTGCCAAACCTCTCTTTAAACCTGCGAGTATATTTAGACTCTATCGTTTTCCTACGCTTACCTTTTTTCTTATCAGTCGAAAACTTGTAAGCAGAAGGATCGCTCATAGCCTTCTTTTTATTCCTAGCTATCTCTTTCTTACGCTTCTTCTTTTCTTCAGCAGTAAGACCGGCTAGATACTTCGCAGGGACTTTAGGTTTTTTCTTCGGCTTTGCCATATCTATAGTGCTACCACGACATTACCGTTAGTAACAACCTGAACTGTACCAACACTCCCTGTTGCGCTCAGTCCAGAGGTACTTGGCGTTGAAATATTCTGCCAAGAATTGCCCAAATATACTTGAAGAACCTCTTCTGTAGTATTCCAAATAATATCGCCTACCGCAAAACTTAACTCGTCTCTGTTAGAACTGGTGTACTGAGGAGTTGCTGTAGGATCGAACGACCCCAAACTAAGTTCCAACACCCTCATAGCTCTATTAAACGACCCGCTATCAACCGACTCTTGGTTAACAACAGGCAATCTTCCGTTAAGGATTCTAGCCATTACCGCCTACCGTTAGGCTGTATTTCTAAACGAGTAGCTCCAATAATAAACCCAACTCCTAATCTTGCACCTTCTTCCCCGTCATCGTCAGATTCGAAGCGTACCGCCGCCTGTCGGCCCCTAGCGCGGGTATCTATCTTAGTCGTACTTCCGGTAAAGGAAGACGTTATATCCGTCGTAAGGGAATCTCCAGGATAATTACGGGACTTTAACACGAAGTTAATCGCCTGCCCACTATCGGAATCGCCTGTAAATTTAACGTCTGGTATACATCTACGAATAAATTGGAACTGGTCTCCTTCCCCAATATCGAAATCAGCGCTTTCAATGAAGACGTTATCCATAGGAACACCGTCATCATCGTTCCCTGATTCATGGGAATAAACGTAAGAAGTAGAGCTGTATTTACCAGTAGCCCGAGGAAACGCCTCAATCCCTTCGTCTAGCCATGCGGTACGGGAAAGCTGACCAATAGACCACGATTGTTCGACATAATTATAAGTAACGTAGCTATCTGGCTCTGTACTAGTTCCAGTGCAATAAAACCAGCCAACTTCGTCGAACTGTTTATTTACGAACCCAAATGTTTGGAACACTTGGCTTACGTTTATACTGTCGAATACATGAGAATGTACGCTACACGGCAACGGCTGTACCGCACCGTTATACGCATAAAAACCTTTTTTATCCATCCAAAAAATGCCACTAGGACTATTTACTGCAGCGTTCGGAGAGATCAAGCTCACCCCTTCGTTAATAAGGGTAAGGCCAAACGTGTTTGGAGGCCCAATGAACTGCAAACTGTATAACGCAGCATCTGTCCAAATAAGTGTTTCTTGTCTAGCTCTTATACCACCGATAATTTCTGAGCCTGCTGAACACCGTAACGAACCCGCAGTATTCGTGGCACGTGGCTCCCAATCTAGTGGATTTTCTTGATCTGAAAATGCAACGAGTAGAGGATCTATTTCTTCAGACCTACTGCCGCCGTCTATTGGGTCTGCCCCTAAAACGATAACGTGCCTATCAATATCAGAAACTAAAACTTGTAACCCCACAGTAGGAGCAAAATTTGCTCCTGCAATATCTTTAAGAGCTTTCGCTCTCTGACTCGCCGTAGAAAAATCCCAATAATAAACACCGCCTGCTCTTACATTAGCGACTAAATCCTCACCGAAGTTATCTAGCGACCATAAACGTAACTGGTTATTAGCGGCTAATGAACTAGTTGAACCCCAAGTACCATCCCCCCATGCGCCTACACCATAGCCAGAACCGGATACGAAAACGTCTAGACCGACGTTAATCTGGTATGCCCCTACTGTAGAAGACCCACCGTTACCGGTATCTGAAGCATTCGCTGTTACTGTGGCTCCAGAAGTATCTTTAGCTTCTATCGTGTAAGAATTAGTGTTTACTACCGAAGCAACTTGGTATTCTTGGTTTAGAACAGTTGCGGTAATGTTGCCGCCTAACGACGCTGCTCCGGAAAACGTAACAAAATCGTTTAGATTGACCCCGTTACTTGTATCACTAACCGTAATCGTAGAGGAGCCATTAGAGGCAGAAAACGTAACATCCCCTGCAGCAGTGGTTTCTCGGAGAGGGGTAATATCATTATAGCCCGCGCCTTCCTGCCAATACAGCTTAGACGTTGTCCCTATTGCTAGAATTTTAGTTCCGTTTAAAGCTACCCAGCTATGCAGCTTTCTTCCTGTTCCCGTAAAAGAAGATGCAAGATATTTTACCCAGCCTCCAATCTTTTCTGGAAGCCCTTGACGAAACCGGACTAAGTTAGCGTCGAACCAGCCGCCTTCCGCCGAATAATCGGTGCCCTCTTTGTTTATTCCAGGGGTGAAAATAAACTTTTGCAAAGGCATTAGCGATACTCCCCAGTCCTTATCATTTCAGTAACTTCTTCTGCTCTACGGCCTACTTGTTTAGCCCACAGGCTATCCATAAACTCGTCAGCAGCAATATCAAACTGTTCGCGAGACATCGCTTCTAAGGCTTTTACAAACCCTCTTAGCCGTGTAATCCCGAGGTTGAAACATATATCGACCATCGCGTCTCGCCTAGCTTTATTCAAACCTCCGTACCAATAGTACGAATCTTTAAGCTCCATGTCACAACGCTCTATGTCGTTATGTAATAAATAATCAATTTCGTCTTGAGATAAACCTAATCCAGACTCTGAGATGTTTCGGCCTACTCCTATCGTTTCGTACCCTTGGCTACACTTATAGACCTTATCTTTGACGCCTTCGTGACGTTTTATCATTTCAATTAGCTGGCCCATTACTTCTCTCTAGCTACCTGATTGACTTTTTCATATGAACGCATAGCGCCTAACCCGAGCATACCCATCATAACGGGCACAAGAAGCGTTGTATCTACTTCTGGTACCGCTACCCAGATGCTGATTATGTTGGCGATAATGGTGTTATAGAGTAAACCTAGCGCACAAATCCAGCCGATAGCAGGTCGCCATCCAGCCACGAACAGCGACTTATGTGCGGCCTCCATCTTGTTGATTTCTAGCTGGCCCTTGAGCGCCTCATGCGAATGCTTTTCAGACATAGTGGCAATCTCATGGGCCAAGGCATTTTTCTGATCCTTATCCTCTATAAACTTATCTAGTAGCCCTGTAACTGGCCCTACCAACGATGCAACAATACTCATAATCTATTTCCTGTTTGACCAAGCCTGTGCGCCGAAGAACGCAGCTAGTATACCCGCAACGGATACGAAGTAGACTGCCGCCATATCACCTAAAATCGTTGCTGCTTGATTCAGCCCAAAAAGCTCTGATGCCACGACCAAGCTGGGGTACAACAACATACCCCACAGCGCAAACCAACTCATAGCTCGTTGCGCGTCGGCTCGTTCATGGTGCAGCCGTAGTTCCAGTAGCTCTTTGCTAGTTTCAATTTCTTCGTCAGAAACTACGCCGTCACCATCTGCATCGTATTCGGCGTATTCGCTACCTTCTTCTAATCTCTTTGCATTCATAACTACGGCCCAAACGCTTTGATAATTAAAAATATGAGACCAATAGCCACTCCCCCACCAAGAACCAAAGACACTGCTCCAACTGTAAGGTCGTGCATAAGTTTTTCACGTTCTTTGCGTTTCTTGTTCAGCATAGCTTGGTGAGCCTTTCTATCTTTTTCTTGTTGGAAAATCGCGTCATCATAGGATTTTAGAAGGGCCGGATCTGCCACGAGCAGGAGATCACGCAAATCCTTTTGATAACGCTCTTGTGACCTACGAAGCATTTGTAACTTCAAGATGTCGTTTTTAGATAGCGGCTTGAAAGCAGAAGACTTGCGGTCAATCTCAAACGCATTGAGAGCCTCACCAAAATCCGACACCAAAGCCATAGCCTGATCGACATTAGCCTTACCCTCATTCACGTTTTGAATGACTGTATTGATCTGCTGGAGCAACATGCCAGCGGCTGCAACAGACTCAATAATCATGGCTTACCCCATAAAAAACTGCGGTAATGCTGCCGCTGCAATTAATGCGTACAGTCCGTAAATAAGATTTTCTAGGTGCTTAAACTTAGAAGAGCCTTCTGCAAGGCGCTCTTCGATACGCTGATAACGCAAGGCACACTCTCGCTCATGCGCGTTGACTTCGTTTAGTGCTTGTTCGCCTTTGTCGCTCATTTTTTCTTCTTTTTCGCCAAAGTTTTTTCAATGCGATCTGCTTGACCTGCGTGAAGTTTAGAAGCCCCCCGAAGTTCTTTTATTAGTTTTCTTTTTTGCGCATCACTTAACTCAGCCATATTTTTCTCCTAAACAGATATATCTACTCTTTGTGTAGGAGCAAGAGTTGTAGCTTCGACCTTGCTTCCTTTCTGGGTATATAGGACGGGTATAATCGTCTCCACAACCTCTTTTATCGGCTCACCTTCAGCGCCTGTCCGTAGGCGCTCTTGCTTTTGCACAGCAATCTGCTTCCAACTAACTTGAGCAGATCCGTTTACCGAACCAACGTCCATCTCAGATACTACAACGAGCCAGAAACAATAGACTCTTCGTCAATCGAGGCTACGTTGTCTTGCGCGGGAGCTTGTTCTTTGAGTTCTTCCATAAAACGATCGCGCATTGCTCCCATCTGGCTCATAGAATCTCCCGACACCATGCCGTTTTTAGCTGCTGCGTCGATGAGATTTAGTACGTTAGCTAAATCGTGAATTTGTATATGTTTTGTTTCCATTACCAAGGTACTCCTGATGCGTCTACTGGTGTTGCTTTTTTGTTGATTTGACTTTGAAGTCCAGCTTCTAATTCTGATGAAGAAGCATCCTCTTCACTACTATCTAAAGCGGCTTTGACCCACGCAATCGCGTTGTCTTTAGTAACGCTATCGTAGGCGATAAACCCTTCTGCACTAGGATTCCCTGATACGCCTTTTGAACCATAGCAGTATACTTTGTATTCGGTGCCGCTAATTGTTTCGACTGCTGTAAGCCGCCAATGAATATCGGTGATAAGACCAGAGGAGACTTGACGATCAACCCGTGGTATTTCCCATGTAAATGTTGCGGTCATTGATAAACTCCTTACGATTCTAGTGCTTCAATTCGTGCAGTTAGTGCAGTAATAATCGCATCTTGGTCTTGAATAGCTTTGACAAGAATAGGTACAAACTTACTGTACTGAAGTCCCATCTGCTTTCCATCTGCTGTAGTAGATACAGTCAAGTTTTTCTTTGCAGCAGTAGTATATCCAGCAGCTTCTTCAAGAGCTTGTACAGCCTGTGCCTTAAAACCAATATCCATCCAGTCTTCTTTGTGAGTACCGTCTGGAGTAAAGTCATCAAGATCATAGTCTTCATTAAGAACTAGATCGCCTTCTTCGTTTGTAGTGTACTTGTCACCATACTTACTACGCTTGTCCCAATAGTAAGTAACAGGCTCTAAGGCTTTTACAAAGTCTAAACCAAGATCTAGGTCAACGAAGTCAGTCTTATCTCTCTGATCTGAGGCTACCGTCCAATCAACTTGAACATGAGCTTGAGTAATAGCATCGTCACCTATAACTATCTCATTACTTTCGTTATTGATATTACCGCCAGGACTTCCTGATACACCTGCATCATGGCCTATTAACACATTGTTAGTCCCAGAAGTTAAACTAGCTCCTGCGCTTATACCTAAAGCAGTGTTGTCTGCTCCAGTTACAACTCCAGTGCCTCCGGTGTTGTAACCAATAAAAGTGTTATTAGTCCCCGTAGTCATTGCATCACCGGATAGACCACCTACACAAGTGTTTCTAGCACCTGTGGTAATATCGTTGCCAGAATTATAGCCAACGGCAGTGTTGTAAGTCTGTCCAGCAGTACCGTTTTGATTTTGAAGAGTAAGAGCGCCAACAGCTACATTACGGCTAGAAGTAGTTTCAGCACTTAATGCATTGTACCCTAGTGCTACGTTAGCACCTCCAGTAGTAATCTCATCACCTACCAGAGAACCTAAAAATGTGTTCTGAGTAGCCGTAGTCATGAGAACACCAGCGCCATAACCAACCACAGTATTATTGGCGTTAGTACCAGCATTCAAAGTTTTTAACGCTCTATAGCCAATAGCAACATTACGTCCGTGACCGTCTTCAGTAGCAAGAGCTTCAAAACCAACAGCTACATTAGAATCGCCGGTAGTTAAAGCAGCCCCAGCACTGTCACCTATAAATGTATTGTAATCTCCGCTACCACCTATATTCCCGCCAGCATCAAGACCAAGACGGACATTGTTAGAACCTGCTGTTCTGGTCTGTATTGTTCCGTTTGAACCTATGATAGCAAGGCGATCAATAGATCCTCCAGCATATAGCTTTAGATCATTGTCTACAGCGCCTATAAATACTGTATCCGTATCTGTTGTATCGTCATCCTTAAAGGAAATGTAAGCGCCGCTATCGCCAGACTCAATGTTTACAAGGACGTTGCGTGTAGCATGAAAAACATGCAAAGGCTCGTTAGGAGAAGCAGTGCCAATTCCAACCAAGCCGTCTTTTGTTATGCGCATACGCTCCGTCGTAGAGTCAGCGCCATCAGCGGTTGTTCTGAACAATATGCGTCCAGGCATATCATCTGATCCTGGTGTTCCGTCTACTTCGCTTAAAATATCTGCTGCTTTAGACCCTAGATTAGTTCCGTCATCACCGCAAAACTGAATTATTCCTAAGTTGTCGCCACTTTGAACTATAGTATTTGAACCAATGGTTCCGTTGCGGCTTTTACCAAATTTCAAAATCGGTGAGTTGGAATCATTTCCGAAACGTGTAATTGACTGAGCAGAAGAATTGCCGGTAGTACCGTTAATTTGAAACTCTGCGCCAGATCCGCCTACTGAAATGCTAGTCTGCGAGCCAAATATAATCCTATCGTTACCAGCGTCTAAGAAAAATCTGTGGGTGTTTAAATCACTTTCAATACGGAAGTCGAGGTCTTGACTGGCTTCGTTAAAAACTGTTTCTGTAGCACCAAATTCTGCTCGACTTCTGTTTGTGCCAGCCACTATCGTAGAAAGAGTAAGTTCTCCGTCTTCTGTACCATCACTAGCATCGAGGATTGTAGTAGCTATTCGGGCAAACTGGATGGATTCAGCAGCGTCATTCCTACCAATAAATTCTATTTCACCTATATCATCATTATCAGCAGGGCCAGCGGAATTCCTATCTAGCTTTAGCGATGGGCCAGCAGAAGCACCGCCGTTGGTGCATTCTACGGTGATCCCTGTATCTTGACTTGAAGTTGTAACAAAAAACGATCCGTCGACATGCAGATCAGTAAACGCATCGACCATTTTGCCGCCAGACCCAGCGCCGTCAGAATAGATAGCTTTGACGTTACCATTGGGAACAGTGACCGTAGCGCCAGATCCTTGTTTGATAATAATGTTATACGGGCCAGATGATCCTGAATCTGTTGTTGCGTTTTCTATAAACCACAGTTTCGAAACTGTATTTGGCCCTATAGTGACGGTGCAATCGCTATCAAGAGCGCCAGTATATTTGAGGAAGATACTGCGGCCAGGGTCAGTAGCCCCATCAGCGATAGTAGTAGTATGAGTATCAGCATTAGTCGTAATAGCTTCCGTGCCAAAACTAAATGCCTCACCAATCAACTCAAGGTTGGTGTTCGTACTGGTTCCCCAAGTACCTGATTCATCGCCGGTAGATATCTCTTTTAGGCGTAGATCGTTAACGTAAGTTGCCATTTAAGCTACCTCATCCCAATTAGGAGTTTGACTGTCCGTTGCATCAGTCCAACTCGGTGTCTGTGTATCTGTAATCGCCGTCCAACTTGGCGATTGTGTGTCTGTAACGGCTGTCCAATTCGCAGTTTGCCCGTCGCTTATCTCGCCCCAACTTGGTACTTGTGAGTCATCTATAAGACCCCAGACGTTAAAATACCCTATCTCCGCTGTTCCAGATACTCCAGTTACCCCAATAACTGCATCCGCAACAACTACATCACCAATCGCTCCAGTGCCTGAGACACCTGTTGGAACGATCGTTTGGCCCAGACCGATAGTAACTGTGCCAACCGCTGAAGTACCCGCCACACCTGTTGGAGAAATAACTGCGCCACCTGTAACAGTGACCGTACCAACCGCACTAGTTCCTGCCACACCTGTAGCAGAAGCATTCGCATCTGCACTAATTGTGGCTGTTCCAACAGCCGAAGTGCCTGCGACTCCAGTGACTGAAACATTCGCATCCGCGCTGACCGTAACTGAGCCAACCGCTCCAGTACCAGCAATGCCAGTAACACTAACATTCGCATCTGACGATACAGTAAGCGTTCCGACAACTCCCGTTCCTGCCACTCCCGTAACAGAAACGGTAACGCCCGTTCCTTCAACAATCGTAACGGAGCCAATCGACCCCGTTCCTGCCACGCCTGTAACAGTGACATTCGCATCTGCAGAAACTGTGACGGAACCGACCGCCCCAGTTGCTGCAACACCTGTGACCTCAACAGGGTCTGCTTGACCCCATGGGCCTTCGCCCCAAGTGCCTCTGCCCCATCCATTAAGGTCTGCCACATATTACTCGCTATGCGATACGAATAATGGCGTTAGACGCATCCGCTGTAGGGAATTGAATAGTAAAATCCCCTGAACTAGATGTTTTATCTCCGCCAAAATCTAATGCACAAACAGAGGGATCACCAGAAGCACTATCATTAAATATCAGTGCGCCTCTTGCGGTAATACTGCTAGAGCTAAACGTCAGATTAGCAAAATCTGTCAGCGCCGTAGTTCCAGAGGTGCTCGGATCTACACGAGTAAGTGCTGCACCTTTAGCCGTATAGCCCGTACCAGAAACTTCATTGGACGTAGTATATGCAGTAGTGCCTGCGCCCAAAGAAGCGGAACTTGTATACAGCGCAAGATTAAACGTGCTGCCGCCTGAGTTTTTAAAATTGTGCACTGCTTCCATAAGCTCTTTCTTAAAAGAAGTACACATTGCAGTCGTAATAGCCATTATAGACTCCTAATTATGTCTGCCATGTCTTTATGGCCTTGACGTTCCAGTTCGG